TTCTTAAAATGATTTTGGATGTGTTCATAAACAATGCGGCTTTGTTTACAACGAATACGGTTCCCGGTTCGCCGGCGGGCCTCGCGCCGGCTGTAATCACTCAACTCAATTTGAGAAAAGCGGAAATAGATCAAATTCTTTCAAGAAAGGTAAAAATCGGATGAAAGGATTAAAGATCGAGAATCGAGACATCGTTCGAGTCAACGGAAAGCCGGTTGTAATCGAAGGTTTGGAATATTACTCTCAACGTATCAAGCATTCAATACGACTATGCCTCGGTGAATCATCCTATGAACCATTGACGGGTGTTGATTGGGCTACAATTTTTACAACGAAAATCCCCAAAGAGAGAGTTCTATTTGAAATCAAACGAGTTATCTTAAAAGATCCTGAGACAATTTCAGTGGAGAGCATTGAAACAATTGAGAACTTAGATAACGAACGATCCCTCTCTATTCGATTTTCTGCAACTACTGTTTTTGGATTGGTTACGGAGGAAGCATAATGGCCGGAGTCACAGAACAAGGATTCATTCGTAAATCCAGAGAAGAAATCATTTCCGACTTAGAGACAAAGTATAAAACTCAGTTTGGATCGGACATTGACCTTTCGATTCTGAGTGAAGACGGTGTTAGACTGAGAATTTTAGCAGACGAGTTAGACGAAATCTATCAACTCACTGAGGATGTATTCTATTCAAACTTTGCTCACACAACGAAAGGAGTTTCTCTTGATAGAGTTCTCAATCCTCTTGGTTCAGAACGGCAACCTGCAAAGAGGGCAATCGTTGGTTTACGTTTTTCTGGAGTAAACGGCTCTTTTGTGAATATCGGAACGATCTGTCAAACTGGAAATGGTTTGCAATTTATTACGATCGAATCCGGAACCGTCTCCGGAGGAACGGTGTTACTCAACGCACAAGCTCTGAATCTTAACTACGGAATTTTGGGTAACGTTGCGGCGAATTCCATCACTACGATCAATACGGCGATAACCGGAATTGATACCGTTACGAATCCGGAACCTGGGCGAGAAGGAAGAGTGATCGAAACAGATTCAGAATATCTAAACCGATTCCTTGAAGAAGGAATCAATGGAGGAAGTTCCGCCGCAAATGTCCAAGGGGCACTGAATAATATTGAATCGGTTCTTTCTGCACGAGTTTATGAGAACGTTACTGATTTCGTAGACGTTGAAGGTCGAAATCCTCATTCAATGGAAGCAGTCATCGAAGGCGGAACGCCGGCAGAAATAGGAGATTGTTTTTTAAAGAATTGGCCGGGTGGAATTGAATCGATAGGAACGTATACGACTACTCTGATAGATAACAAAGGAGTCCCTCGGACTTACTACTTCAATCGTCCGACGGACATTTCAATTTTTGTAAAGATAGACATTGTTCGCGATCTTTCGCTCTGGGAAACGGGTTCCGAATCCATCGTAAAAACGAATTGTATCAAAGTTGTCGGCGGTGTCGATACGATCGGACCGATTTCAATTTCATATAAAGGAGACGGAACTGGCGAAGATGTTTTCGCGTGGAAGTTGATCGCTTCTCAGAGCGGTCTTTCGGAATACGATTCGGTCAAGGTGCTTGGAATCAAATCTATGACGGTCAAGGTTGGCCTTTCGGCACCTGCAACGTTAGACGAACTTATTATTAGCAGCCGACAAAGAGCAAAACTCGTTACAGCAAACATACAGGTCAATTTCCTATGAAGACGATCGAAGATATACTTCAAAAATATCCGACATCGCTCTTTACCCGTGATTCAGATTCCGAAATTGGAAGGAAGTGGCAAGCGGACCTTGAATTGTTAAACGAAGTGCGTTCTGTATTAGAATCGATTAAAGGCACAACAGATTATAAAATTCAGAGCGGTGCGATTCTCGACCTTATCGGCAAGAACTTGAAGCAACCACGCAACGGAATGGATGATTTTCGATTTCGAATTTTTCTTTCGATCGCCCAACAAAAGCAAAAATCGAAAGGCGACATCTATTCTATGAACGAAATCGGTTCTCAGATTCTTGCGGGAACCGGAACATTATACGAAATTCAAGAGCTTTGCTATTCAGGCATTCCGATGTTCTTGGACGGCTCTCTAACTTTGAATGGAGAGTATCCTCTTTCTGGAAGTTCAAAAAGACCTGCTACGATTCGAGTTATATTCTCCGGTTCGATTGACTCTGTCGTAGTAAGTCCTGAATTTAACAAAGCGATCGCTCAAATTCGCGCCGGTGGCGTTCGTTCGATTATAAACTACCGTTTCGAAACTTCTACTTTGTCAGGAAGGCTTTACGGATTTGCTCTACGATCATCTATCTTAGACGGAACGTGGCCGCTCAACGGTTTTACGATTCTCTCCGGAAGCAATGTCGGAATTCAACCGTATGAAATCGCTTTTGGAACAGGTGGACTTCAATCCGGAATTCCACGGCTTCCTCAAGACACTGATACAGGTCTTCAAAACGAAGTTTTCAGAAAGCTTGTTGAAATTCAAAACAATCCAGAAGGAACGAGAAGCTTTAAAGCAACGATCAAGCAGTCGGAACTCATTGGACAAAGTATCAATGAAATCGGTCTCTTTGATGAGGATGGTGGTTTGCTCTTTGTCAAGACCTTTCCTTCAAAACCAAAAGACAATTTAATAGTTTATGATTTTATAATAAATGAGGAGTTCCTATGATCCAAATTTTAGTTAGAGAAACTACAATTGAAATCGCAGGCAAGGAAAAAGCACGGATCGAAACGCTTCCCGTGGCCGTCTTTTCAGATTTTTCGAATCTTCTACAATATTGTGAGAAGAAAGGTTTTCGAAAAACCGGGTCCGGACTTGAATCTGAGTTTTTTAGAGACATTGATTTGCGGGAAATTGCAGAACAAGTCAGATCTTATTTTAAGATCGAACAACCTTTTAGATTGCATGAACGTTTTGTAATATTTGAGCAGGAGTTAAAGTAAGAAAATGGCAGTATTTAATCCGACAAAAACACGCACTTGGTCTAAAAATACACCTGCGGACGGGGATTTGATTGACGACGAATTCGATCGATTATACGATAATGATCAGTATTCAAAAGATCGTATCGACGTAACTGATGCGAATATTTTGAATCTACTCATTCCTTTGGGAAGCATTATAGAAGATAATCTGAATATTGCACCTACTTCTATATTTAAAGAAGCGAATGCACAGTCTATTTCAAGAACTACTTTTTCAACTCTTTGGAATTTGGTTCATAAAACAGTAGCCGGAATTGTTACAACAACAGATCGAATCACTGTAAATGCCCACGGCTTCATCGAAGGGCAACTGGTGAAGTTTGCATTTACCGGCGGCGGAATAACTGGGCTTACTAATTATTATGTAAGAAATCCAACGACAAATGACTTCCAGATTTCTTTAACCGCAACCGGTTCCATTCTCGATCTCACTTCTTCTCAAACAGGGGATATTATTACAAATGTGGAATACGGATTTGGAGACGGGTCGACTACGTTTAACATTCCGGACCGTCGCGGGGTTTTTCCGCGTGGTGCCGGGGTGCATGGGACAAGGGCTAAGGCGGCGGGCGGAAATTACGATGGGGGCGCGGTTGGAAACGCGGGGCAGGATCAGTTTCAGGAGCATGAACATGGCGTGACAAATGGATTCCCGAACAACTATACCTCTGGGCCAACAGGAGGTTCAGGAATCGTTGGAGTAACCTACAAATCGATCACGGATTATATTATAGCGCATGGCTCCAGCGGAACACCGAGAACGGGGACAGAAACCACTCCTGCATATGTAGCAGTAAAATACAAAGTGAGGGTAGCATAATGAGCAATTATGTAATCGATAAATATTCTAAAAAAGTTATATGGATCAATCCAGACCCGAACCAGTTATCAGGAAAATCTGTTTGGTCAGATTTCAATTCAGAAACACACGAAATCGTTTACGCAATCCACTACAATCCGCAGTTAGGAGATCTGTTCAAGGCCGACATTGCGAACGGAATCGCAAAGGACTTTGAACCGAAAAAGGTCTACGACACAAAAACGATGGCCGAGCGAGTTCTACAGAATTGGGAAGATGAAATCGATCCCGCAACGGAAACCGAGGATGAACCATTGAAAGATTCAAATGGGAATTTTTTGACTTATCAAAACTACACTGACTCTGGTTGGGTCGCCAATGATGAATTGACAAGAGAGGCACTTCTTGCAACAAACAGACATATTTTTAATTCACAAGTCGAATCTTACCACGGAAGAATTCAATATCGAAACACGACTTGGGATTCGGGAAGAAAATATCTGGAGAATATTCAAAAAACTTTATCTATTTATTCTAAACGAAAAATTCAAATACCGAAATGGAGAGACGCAAATAATATGTTTCATTCTCTCAATTCGGAGGAGTTATTGGAACTATCGGATCTCATAGAATTGGATCTTTTCAATGCGGGCCAGACCCTATACTCTAAAAAATGGGCTACGGAAGAGAAGATCACTTCGATTCCGCAAGGGGAGACATTGGATTTGACGAAGATCTGGGATTAAGTAAAATCGTTCAGTTGCGTTTTGCGTGCGTTTTGGCGATTTTGAACGTGCGCGCAGACA